TAGAAATAAGGGTGTGTATTTTCCCATATAAGAGCCTCTGATGTTAAATTCAAAGTATTCTGATGCATCTTCATAGGTCATTTCATTATCGCCCATAAGTTCTTTTAATATAAGTTCTATACTGTAGAGAACTCGTGTAGTGTTCTCGTGCCACGGATCTTGGACCACGCCCATGATTGCAGAGTCAAATCCATCTGCGAAAAGTATATCTGGTTCGTCGTCCCCGTAAAATTCTTCTATTTCATTTCTATTCATGGTTACATATTATCAGTTTATATAGATGTTTCAAAAGTAAAATGAAAAAAATATTTCTGAAATATCGTGAATTTGACGTAACCACGTAACTTTAGGCTAGAATAGTTGATATACAACAATAGTAGGGTTACGTTTTAGGTTACGTCTGTGTTTCAGGTTACGTAACCTTGGGATAGATGATTTCTAGAATAGTTGATATACAACAATAGTAGCAGTCTTACAGACTGAGGTTTTTTCATTGAAATACATTTTTTATATATATATTTACTTTCTATGTATATATAGTAAATAATAATTATGGATATTGATAAACAATTAACACCAAAACAAAGAGCTTTTGTTCTTACTTTTGTAAAAGAAAATGGGAGGATGACTCCTACTGATTGTGCAAAACAAGCGGGTTACTCTGAAAACTCAGCGACTCAAATGGCTTGTAACTTACGCAATCCTAAAATGTTTCCTAAAGTTGTAGAAGCAATTGAATTTTTGCAAAAAGAATATGCGGAAGCTAGTAAGATTGATTTTGTTAAACACGCTAGAGAATTAGCTAGGCTAAGAGAGACTGCAGTTGAGAATGGTCAACTAGGTCCTGCGATTGTAGCAGAATACCGACGTGGTCAGTTGGCAGGATTTTATGTAGATCGAAAGGAAGTTGTAACTGCTTCTCTAGATAATATGTCGAGGCCCGAACTTGAAGCAAAGCTAAAAGAAGTTCGTAGCCAAAACATAATGAACGGTGAATCTATCGGTATGAAAATTGAATATACGGATGTCACCGAAGTAGAGCTAGAATCCAAATCAAAAGAAGAAGAATAACAAACTTCCACCAAATTAATAAAAACATTATTCTTGCACCCCTTTTTCATACCAATTTGCTTTGTCTAAGATAATTTCCCAAAATTCTTCTGCATCATCGGTATTAAATCTATCTAATAAATTAGATTGTATATATTTTAGAAGTACCTCTTTTGTCCATGTGTCGTAATCAAAAGGCAAACGAACCTTTAGATAGTCTTGACTAGCTATAATTATGCTTTCTTTTTTAGTTAAAGGTTCTTCTTGATAAGTCTCTGCGTCATAAAAATCATATGACATAGACTTTTCATCCTGCCAATCAATTTTATGCAAATCACAATAATGTCTTAAATCGCAAATTACGTCTGCAACTCTTGCATACTCTGCTTTACCGTCATCTTGTAGACCAAGTAATCTTTGTATTTTTTCTGCTCTATCTTTGTTAGTCATCTTTATTCCTCCTGTAAATAGTGTGTCTGCTCTGTGTCTTCATTACCGCAGTTCGTACAAGCTTCTATGAATTTTTCTTTTTCTTCATAGACATGATTGCATTTTAAACAATGCACATATTCTGTATTGTCACTCATTAGTCCCACCTCTTTTCTGTATTAGAGTCAACTATATTCTCAAGTTGAGTTGTTAAGTCTTGTATATGTTCTACCTCTTTTTGTTTGACCTCATCTATGTCATCAATCATACAAGCAACTGATATACTTAAATTAATTATTTTATCTTTAAGTTCAGTTGTAAAGTTCTCCAACTTGTCAATAACATGATCATACTTTGTACAAGTACATTCTAAGTAATCATCTTTATCAGCGGGGCATACATGAGAGTCATCGTCTCTTAAATCTCTTATGTCTTGTATAATACTTTCCTTTCTATTCATTATTTAGACCTTTCTTTTACTAGTATCTCTAGTAAGTCATAAAACATTGCGTCAAGTTCTGCTATTCCTAAATCATGTTTATCTATTAGATTAGTAAAATCATTAACCGTCATATCAGCTAATTCATTTTGCATATGCTCTTTGAATTCTTCTATTTGTAAATCACTCATTATTTGTTCTCCACGTTCTGTTCAAAATGTAAGTCTCTATCTTCTTCTGTAGTGTAGATATAACAATTACTATTTAAACCATCTTCGTTATTATTAATTCTACAAAGTTCTTCTATAGACATCTCAAACTTTGTTCGCTCTACTAAATCGTATCCATATATTATTTTTTCTTTGGTTGGTTTGTTATCAGTATCTATCCAAACTGCCTTGTCTTCAATCCATTCCCAAATTTCCTCTCCAGAATAATTTTCAAATGGTTCCCAAGAATTATTTTCAAGATATTTATAAAGTTTTTCTTTTGTCCATGTGTCATAATTATCAGGTAAATAATCTGTTAGATAATCACTACTAGCGTCAATTATACTTTCTTTAGTTCCTTTTTTCATTATACACACCTTTCTTGAAATAATATCTGTATTAAATCTTGTATAGCTTTATCAATACTGTCATTAACATCACCATAATCGTGCTTATCCAATAGTTGTTGAAAGTCACTTAATGATATTAATTCTAACTCCTCTAGTATTGACTCTGTTATTTTCTCGTTTATTGTTTTTTTACTTTCCTTTCTATTCATTTTTAGTCCATTTTTCTATTTGATTTAATAGTCCTTTAGCACATTCATGCCTACCATAACAAATATCATCATCACCACTTGTTGTAATACCATCATCTTTATTGTCGTAAGCGTCAACTATATCTTGGTTCAAGCTAACTTCTTCTTGTAACCATTCTATAATTTTATTTAATATTATTTTTTCTTCAGTTAGTTTTTTCATTTTTAGTCCTTTCTAATTTCTACGCGGTCGGGATAAGTAAGCCGAATAACTCCGTTTATTACTTACCCCTAGAAAACATTTTCTTAATTATTTATATAATATTAATATGGGATAATACAAGAATAAAATAATTTTATTTTAAGGGTTGACATTTTACTTTTATCTCATATATATAAGATATGAATACAGAATGTAATGGCACGACTGCACCCGTCTTTACTGACGGTGGTATTTACTTAACTGATCCTCTAGGTGTGGCGTTAAGATTGGTCTGTGTTCATGTTAAGAGATGAGAAAGCGTGTAGGGTTGTACCTTGTAAATTCGCTTCTAAGGTTTTTGAAGTAGGTTAAAAAGCTATTAACTATGTCAAATTAAAAGCCCTTCATCTCTTTGAAAATAAACAATTAAGAAAGGACGAAAATGGGAAAAATAAGCGAACTAAAACAACAAGAAATTGACGACAATTCACAATTATATGACGAAATAGAAGAAGCCTTAATGAAATTGTATATAGTTAAAAAGAATCCAACATTAAACCCGTTGCAAAAAGATAACATTGAAATTTTTTATGATGATCTTTTGAAAGAACTTATTGAAGTCGAAGAAAAAACAAAAATATATTATTAAATGACTTGACAAGTTATCATATAATAATAAGATTATGGGATAATTAAGAAAGGAATAAAAAACCATGTCTTTAAAATTAGTTAATTTATCATCTAATAGAAAAACAGGGGCTATTGCGACCACATACAGGGCGGGGGCTTCTATGTACTCAACTTGTCCCGCTTCATGTTCTTTAAATCCTGACGCTGACAATTCATCAAATAAAATAGACAAAGAATATTTAAACGCTTTAATTAATGCAGTTCCAAAAAGGGGCAAGGCGTGGACATATACACATTTTGATTATAAAGATATTCCAAGTAATCAAGAAAATAAAACGGTGATAAATTATTCTGCTGATACAGTCGTTCAAGCTCTAAATAGTTTCCATAACGGTCATGAAACCACTTATACAGCACCTTCTACAATGTCCGATAAAGTTGATATCATTAACGGCGTTAAGTTTATAAAATGTCCCGCCGAAGATAATAAAAAAATCACTTGTCAAAATTGCGGTAGTGGTGAACCTCTTTGCGCTAGGATAAAAAGAAATTATATTATTAAGTTTGTTGCTCACGGTAGCCAAAAAAAGAAAGTAGGAAAATCTGAAAAGGGCGGTTGTTATGCGGGACAAGGTTTCACCCGCTTCGCTTGGTCTGATACTTCAAAGCAAAAACAGGATAGAACCGACGCCGTGAAATTAACACAATGGGTTAAGACCTT